TAGACCTTGCAGAAAGAACTAAATTAGGAGGGCAAGTATACAATACTTCCCAACTACAGAAGACTATTGCAGATTTTCCTGAGACTATAAAGAAGATTATAGAAATGGAAAAACAAGTACAGGTAGAATTAACTCAAGATCCTAATCTTAGGGGAGGAGCACATAAATCATCATTTGAAGATTAATGCTTACACAAGAAGATATACAAGCTTTTACTGAAGTACGTAGACATTTTGAAGAGTACGAAACATATTGTCCTTTTCCTGAATCACGTACACCTAACTCACGTTGGATGCAATTCTGGCAGAGAGAAGAAGAGCGTATATTAAAAGGTTACGAATATTTACCTAATAAATTCATTACAGGAGAACTATACTATTATTTCAATTATAGTATAATGGACAAAACTGTAGAGAAAGACGGTATTACTTACACTCTTATGGGAGCTCCTGATACATGGGATGGAACTATTGAAGTAGATACATACTATCAGGAAGCTAAAAAGAACAAAAGAGATTGCTTCATATTAAAAGGCCGTAGGAAAGGTTTATCATACTATGCAGCTAGCTGTGCCTCAAGGTTATACCATTTTGTAAGGAATAGTAATACATACGTAATAGCTGCTACCAAACAATATATCTTAGGAGCTGACTCTACAATGACCAAGGTATTTCAGAATGTTGACCACATGTCTGAACATACACCATTTGGTAAACTACGTCAAAAGATAAATAAAGCTGACCACATAAGAGCGAGCTACTTAGAAAATGTAAATGGGCAGATAATAGAAAAGGGGTATAAGTCTAACATTGCAGCAGTAGTACTTGATGATCCACAAAAACTAAGGGGTAAGAAAGGACAATTAATCATTGTAGAAGAAGCAGGTTCATTTCCTAACTTACTAGATGCAATACCTATCATACGTAAATGTATTTTGGAAGGTACTCTAAAGATAGGAACAATACTTGCTTTTGGTACAGGTGGTGATGAAGGCCCAGGTTTTGCAGCAATGGAAACTGTATTCTACAAGCCTGATGCATACGGATTTCATGCAATAAAGAATGTATGGGAAGAATCTAAATCTTCTCAACCGTGTTGTTTCTTCTTTCCTGCTTATAAAAATTACCTTGGTTTTATAGATGACTGTGGAAATTCAAAAGAAACAGAAGCAAGAGATTATATACTTAATCAAAGGGCAGAAAAGAAAAAACTAGGTGTAGATAATAAAACGCTGTTAAAGATGGCAGCTGAAGATCCAATTACACCTGAAGAAGCAATGCTTCGTACTAAGGGAACTTACTTTCCGATAACTGAAGCTAAGAAAAGACTTTCAGAACTATTCAATGATAAAGAATTAGGAAAGCACAATGTTGGTAGATTAGAGTATAATGAAGACAAAGTAATTAAATGGACTGATGTACAAGATGCTCAACCTCAAAGAGATTGGCCTATATTAGATCCTACTATAAACTACATAGAAGTATTTGAACTACCTCAACAGGATAAGAATACAATGGTTGTACCACGCAACAGGTACATAGGAGGTATTGACCCATACAATCAAGACCAAACAACAAACTCTGAATCAGTAGGTTGTATGTTTATAATGGACTTATGGACAGACAGAATTGTATGTGAATATACAGCACGTCCTGAAAGAGCAGAAGATTTCTACGAGACTTGCAGAAGAATATTAGTGTGGTACAATGCAACAGCAATGTATGAAGCTTCTGTAACCCTGATGTATAAGTTCTTTGAAAGGAAACAACAACTATACTTATTAGCTGATACACCTAGCTATTTACGAGATAGAAATACTTGGAGAGAAGGGTTGGATACTTCAAAAGGTATAAAGCCAACTGAAGATGTAAACAAAAGAGGAAGAGAATCACAAAAAACCTGGATGTTAGCTGACTTGGATTTAACTACAGGTTCCAAAAAGATAGACTCAGTAAGATCTGTTGGTTACTTAAAAGAAGTTATAAACTGGAATAAGGATGGTAACTTTGATAGAGTATCTGCAATGAACATGCTTTTTCTGTACAGGGAAGACCTTACAGATGATGTTGCAGAAGAAAGAAAGAAACCCAAGTCAAATAAATTTGGTAACTTTTTTACTAAGTTTAAAGTACAAAGGAAGTTAACAGACATTTTCGATAAAGAAGATTTTGAAACATTTGAGAAATACAGATAAATGTTAGGACAAGTAAAATTACTCCCAGACCAAATGGTGTCTGATGAAAAGAAAGCTACTAAAGAATGGCAGAAGAATAATTTAGATGCTTTTGAAAACATTATTATGTTTGAGAATCGTCAATTACGACCTACCTTATATAATAAGTTTAACAATTATAATTTAAAGAGAGGAGTAATAAACCAAGCAGATTTTGAGAAGATACTAGACCCACATGGGCTAGGATTAAATTCTTTTCCCGCAAGGCTAGAACACATGGGCTTTGGTAATGCCAAAATAGACCTTCTTGTAGGTGAGCACATGAACCGTAGGTTTGATTGGAGAGTTACCCTATCTAATAATGATGCTGAAGGTATCTCAGGAAAAGAACAAAGAATGATGGGTAGGGTAAAGCAAGAACTTGTAGATATGTTACAAGGTAACTTACCTGAAGAAGAAGCACAACAAAGATTACAAAGGCTTTCTGATTACATGAACTATGAATGGCAAGATGTAGCAGAGTCAGGAGCTCAAAAGATATTAAAGTATTATTACAAACAACAAGATTTAGATACAATATTTAACAGGGCATTTGAAGATGCGCTGATTGCAGGTGAACAGATAGTATTTACAGAAGCATTAGGTAAAGAACTCTTCATAAGAAAAGGAGACCCAACAAAAATCTTTACCATAATGTCAGCTGAATCCATTGATGAATCAGGACTTGAGGCACTAGTAGAGGTAAGTTACCAAACAGTATCAAATGTACTAGACAATTTCCACGCTTACTTAGATACAGAAGCCATAGCTAAACTACAAGCCTTTAAAGGTATCTCGCCTTTTGGTGGTACATCTGGTTGGACTTACCCTACTTATGGGCCTGTAGGTGAATTAGCTATACCTGATAATTCTATTACAGCTTCAGGTATATTCCCTGTATCTGAATTAGAAAGAACTCTGTTTGCAACTAACATAGATGTGAATGGTAATATGCGTGTAGTGCATTGCTTGTGGAAATCAAAAAGAAAAGTAAAACTACTTAAGTCTTTCAACGAAGAAACAGGACTAGAAGAAGAAAAGTATGTACATCAAAAGTACAAACCTAATAAACTAGTAGGTGAAGAGGTAGTAAAAGAAATGTGGGTAAATGAATGGTGGAGGGGTTTTAAGATTGGCTACGATATATACGTAAAAATAGAACCTGTACCATTCCTTTCTACTTCTTTAGACAACATCTCACGTCAAGAGCCTCCTGTAACTATACAGATATATAATACAAATACCTCTAAAGCGCAATCCTTAATGGATATTTGTAAACCTTTTGATTATATGTTAGATGTACTCTATTTCAAAAAGAAACATCTAACATCACTTATGTTACCTGACATGTTGGTATTTCCTACTTCAATGATGCCTGATAACATGAATCTTGAAGAGTTTATCAATTATATGCAGACTACTGCTACCATACCTCTTGACCCTACTGCTGAAATAGACAATGGAGCATTGGCAGGTAAAGCAGCAGGACAAATAAATAATACAGTAGGAGCTAATATCATTTCAGCAGCTCAGAATGGCCCACTATCAGTTATAGGTAATCTTATAGATACCACATTGCAAAGTATGGATCAAGTAACTGGTATAACTCAACAAAGACAAGGTGCCATACAGAATAGAGAATTAGTAGGTAACGTAGAAAGATCTGTAACTCAGTCTTCTCATATAACAGAGAAATGGTTTAGGCTGAATGATAAGTTTAAATTACGTACTTTACGTAAAGTAATGAATATCTCCATACAACAATTCAAGGAGAACCCAAAGAAGTTTCAGTATATCCTAGACGACTTAACTACATTAGTTTTAACTGATGAAGAACTTACAGCTATTCAAGCTTCTGAGTTTGACTTGCATGTAACTAATTCTTCTAACGATGCAGTAATAATGCAGAAAATTGAAGGCTTATTCCAAGTTGCAATGCAAAATGGTACAGCTACTCTTTCTGATGTACTAGAGATTTACCAAAATGAATCTATATCTAATGCAACAGCCAAGCTTAAGTTACGTGAGAAACAACGTGAAGAAAAAGCAGCTGAAGCACAGAAACAAGAACAACAGATAAGACAACAATTAGAGCAGTCTGCACAAGAAATAGAAGATAGAAAAGTAAGGTTAGAAGCAGCTAAGTTAGAATTAGAAAGATATAAGATAGATACAGACAGAGAAACTAAACTGGAAGTAGCTCAACTACAAGCTCAATCATTTGATCCTGAGAAAGATTATAATAATAACAATGAGCCTGATTATCTTGAAATGCGTAAACTAGACTTGGAACAACAGAAAATAGAATTACAACGTCAGTCTGAAGCCATAAGAGTTTCATTGGAACAACTCAAAGAGAAGAATAAAAAAGAGATAGCTCAACAAAAGCTAGAAGTAGATAAAATAAAAGCAAGAAAAAGTGGAAGTAAATAAATTTATTGGAAGATTATTCCATGCACGTGATACAGCACAT